TTTGAACTCCCCGTCCAGTGGACATCTGAGGTTAAAAGATACGCCAGCCTCCTTGAGACAACCGACTGCGAGTTTGCCGTACATCTCTGCTTGTTCTGTAACCACCTCCGACTGTATCTCATCGTGTATGTTTCCTATGAAGCGGTAGTTCAGGTTCTGTTCAGTGGCCGCGTCGTCCAAGAGGAGCAACGCTCGTTTCATTACGATAGCACCTGCGGCCTGCAGTAAAGTGTTTAATGCACTATGCTCGGATCGAACCCAGAGTCGTCGTCCGTCGATTCCTCGTAGGTAACCTCGCCTAGACGCCTGCCCAACTCTGTCTCGTAGAGCTTCAAGAGCAGGTGTATTTCGTAGAAAGCGGTCCCGAAGAACTCGACCATCTGTTGAAGTTCCTCCGACGATGGTTCCGATTTTAGCGTCTCCGGCTCCGTACAGGAAAGCATATATGAAAGTCTTTGCCTGAGGTCTTGTTTGAAGCCCCGCAGCAAGTTGATTTCTGGTGTGAATGTCTCCGTCAAGCAGAGCATCTGTAAACTCCTCGTCGCCCATGTAGTGAGCGAGCATCCGTAGTTCTAGTCCGCTAGCGTCAAAGCCTACTAGCTTGTAACCTTCTGGTACGATCCAACACTTACGGCACTCCTCCCCGTACTCTGAACTAGCTGAAGGAACTTGTGCCATGTTGGGCCGTTGGTGTGTCATACGTCCAGTGACAGCGCCGTTACTTATCACCCGCCCGTGTACCCTGCCGTCTTCCTTGACGTGTTCCAGCCACGAGTTTACTTGGGCGTATCGCTTTTGAAGTAAGAGGTACTCCAAGACTTGTTGCGCTTCGGGGACATGATTATTCTCTTTAAGCGATTTCTCATCAACAACCGGCTTGCCTGTCGGAGTGAGGCTCGTCCAAACTGCACCCTTAGGTGTAAGCCTGTCGGCCACTTGCTGTCGCGACCCAACGTTGAATACAGTGACTTTATCCTTGAGTCTCTTGCCTGTTTTTTCTGAGTATCTCTCTTCAACAATCGGCGGGAAAATCTCTTGTAGAGTATGTTCAATTTCATTCATACGCTCCTTGAACTTAGCGCATAGCATGTGACACAAGCGTTCGTCGAGCAACCAACCGTTCTGTTCTTGTTGGTGCATGAGGTACTGAACACGATGTTCTATTTCGATACATTCCTCAGAGAACCCGTCGAGTTCCTGTTGAAGCCTGTTGTACACAGCTTCTGTCAACTCTACGTCACGTAAGCAGTAGTCGATCATCTCTGGTGTGAGCTGTGACCAGTCCTCGTGGTCCCCTTTCGGGAAGCCTAGGATGTTGCCCCAGTTGCGCAGGGAGTGTCCGCCAGACCGACTAGGGTCAGCCAAGCGTGACAGAACTAGTGTATCGAGAACATTATCCCTATCAAACTGATAATTCCAAGTATCCCGAAGTACGCCAACATCAAAACCCAGTCCGTTGTGGAAAACCCATTTGGCTCCTTGACGATTCGATACGTACTCTTTGAAGTCTTGCTCATTACAAATTACCTCCGATACTCCGTTGTGGCGACAGACTGCACACCAGATAGTTGTGGCGTCTAGACCGTCAGTCTCTATGTCACAGAAGACTAAGTTAGTCATCAGAGTTGATCCACTCCTGTCCTTCTTCTGTTCTAAACCACTTTTTATATTCAACATTGCTGTGACTAAAGATTTTTTCTAGTTCGTCCTTAGTTAAAACCCTGTTGCAAGCTACTTTATACAAGTTTAAGTCATGTAAGCACTGTTCTATGTGCATGTCGTCTAGGTGCATAGCTATTCTTGCAGCGTTAGCGTCACTGGTTGTGTTGCAAAAGTTCCAAGACTTTGCACGCTCTTTCGCTTTTTCTTTGCTGTAGTAGTAAACCATAGGGTCTTCGCCGGGTTCAGCCCACATAATATTATCTTCAAAAGCACAGTACTCTTTTCCGTCGTAATCTTTTTGTTTACAAACTTCCCAGTAGTACTCTAAAAATTCTTCTTGAAGTCTATTGAACATTTTTTTACATTCTTCTTTGTCGTAGTAACAGTCCCCTAGATCAGTGTTCCCGTAAGTTACGAAAAAGTTCAACGCCGCAACCACCCAAGCAAACTCGTGATAATCTTTGAGATGTAGATTGTACGGTTTTTTCATTTTGGTACTCAAAACTCTGCCTCCCTCGGGTTAGGGTTACCGCACTCTTGAATGCGGCCTGTGAACCTGTCGTACCGTAGCCAACACGCTGGTCCTGTCTCTCCGGCGTACCGATTCTTCAGCACCCTGACAGCCGTAGTGTTTCGTTCGGCTGGGTCTTCGGCCTGTTGGTTACGCTCCATGCCGATAACTATATCAGATAACTGGGCGATAGACTGAGAACCACGTAAGTCCTGCAGACTGATACGTCCGCCGTCCTCGTGGGCTGTCCCTGTGCCGCGCCGTAAGTGGGACACGAGGAACAGGGTGATGCCTGTCTCTGCCACCAGTGTGCGTAGCTTGGTCATTATCTCGTCTATAGCTTTCCGTTCGTCCCCGTTCTCTTGAGAAGAAACCACGATGGACAGGTGGTCGAGTACGATATATCTGCAGTCGCAGGCCTTTGCCATGTGCCGTACTCTTGAAAGAAGCTCATCGGCTGATGTTGATCCCCAGTGATCGAACAAGTAATAACGTCCAGACCCCATCGTTGCTTCCCAATGAGGTCTAAGCTCATCAACAGGCGTGTCTTCCTCCAAGTGGAGTCGCCTTGATGCTGCCACCGACATAATTCCCAAAGCTGTAGTCGCGACGTCCTCCTCCAGTGCAAGTACACCGATGTTGGCGTCTGTGCGTTGAAGCAGATCGTACTCAAGCTCTCGGATAAACTGGGACTTTCCCATACCACTACCGCTGGTGATAGTGACAAGCTCGTACGGTCTGTGGCCTCGTGTGACATCGTTCAACCCCTCCCAAGGGTACGGTACACTCTGTATCTGTCGTTTGTTTACGAGGGCGTCCCACGTATCTGAACCAGCCACGATACCGTCGGGTCTGTAAACCTTGGAGTCCCACCACGCCCGTGTAAACTCCTGCACCCTGTTAGCCATGAGCATTTCGCTGGCGTCCTTCAGAGGTAGCTTACATATCTTGAGTTTGTTGGGGCTGAACAGGTCTTTGATCTGATCTGTTGCTAACTCTCCTGCCTTGTCTTGGTCAAAGCAGATGACTACGTTGTCGTAGCCTTCGAGCCACTCTAGCTGTGCCTTGATCTCTTTGGTGGCACTCGATGCACCAGACCGAAGGGACACTACGTCCCACTTCTGTCCGAACATCTCGTACACAGACATGGCGTCTACCTCGCCTTCTGTGATGGTGATGTACTTACCTGTACCCCTACACTGCCGCTGACCGAACAGACCTACGTTGGTCATGTTGCCTGTGCAGAGAAAGTCTTTGGTGTTGACGATGCGACACTTAGTGCCAACTATCTCACCAGTGTTAACGTCGTGGTACGGGTAGAAATGTTTGGCAATTTTACCATCCGGCGCGTAGTCCACCGATACTTGGTACTTTTTCACAGTATTTAGTGATAGCTTACGGTCGTGGATGGAAGCCACCACACCACCTAGCTGTAGGTTACTGGGTGTAGGCACTTGAGATTCCTCCCCCTTTGCTCCGTGTACGTGGTACCCACAGCCCGGAGTGTAACAATGGCGGCCACCGTTAGAGTAGACCGCCACGTTATCCCTACTACCGCACTTAGGACATGGTTCCTTGTGTTGGTAGCCGCTAGACACAGTTAAAAGTCCACATCCTCTGCGACTTCTTGAGGTGCCTCTTCGAGTACACGGACGGCGTTGAGGTACGTCGATGTGCCGTGTTCACCTACGGCTGGTCCGAGGTTGTACAGCAATCGTACACGGGAGTTGCGAGGGATTTCACCAGAGTAGGGGTTGTCATCTGCGTCGATGACACGTAAATCAAACTTACTGGTGAACTTGCGTTGCTTGAATACCTTGTCCTCTGGTTGGTACTCTCTGATCTTTACACCGTTAGATGACAGCTCATCAGCTACGTCGTCGTCTAACGTGATAGTCAGAGAATATTTACCAGTGCTTTGGTCCTTGTACACTTCGTGTTCGGTTACGTTACTGAATGCAACTAAGCCTTCTATAGTATTCATAAGTTCTAGTCCCTTGGTTGTTTAACAAAAAGGTTAACCGTCTTGTTTGCTAACCTTCGTTAATATTGTATCAGCAATTTCCTGTACTTCTTCCAGATTTACACCGTGTTGTGAAATATTACCTGAATTACTTTGGTCAGCTTCGATCAGCTCGTCAAGTCCCATCTGAGCCGCTACAGCCACGAAGTTACAACCAAAGCAAAGCTGCATGTCGTTGTCCAGTTCTTCCTCCAGTAAGCAGTCGCAGGCTTTACAGTGCATTGCTGTAGTCCCTCCCAAAGAAGCCTTCCCATTCACTCTCTAGCTTACTGTAAGACCACTTACGGTAGTAAGCGTAGTGTTCCTCTAGTTTGCTCCCGTCGCCCTCGTACACGCTGGCAGACCAGTGCGACCATTCGGCCATGTCTGACAGCATTATCTCGTACTGTGGGTCTACCTCACCGCGTGTCGTTGTCATGTGTTCCTCCCTACTCCTTTACCTTCGTCTCGCCACGTACCGTCGCACATATCGCGGAACTTGTCAAGTTTACCTTGGTTGCGTAGCTTACGTAGTGCCTTGAACTCGATGGCACGGACGGACTCGGGCGATATGCCCAAGGCCTCCGCAATCTGTGTGTACGTCATCGGTTTGACGTTTCCTTTCTCTGTCTCTTTCACAACTCTATAACTCCTTTTGTTGTGCGTGTATTTGTTTTAACAGGCCCAGTATTCTCTGGCAGTCATCAACTGCTACGATGTCTACTAGACCACGGTTGTCTATCTCGTCTCCGTACTGCGTGTACTGAGCTACCTCGTTTAGCTCTTGGAATGCTCTGGTCGCCTTTACTTTTAACTTTAGAACTTGACTTGTCACAACTCTTCTCCTGCGTGTTTGTAGTACTGCTCTGTCTCGTGATCGTGCTGGCACTCCTTACAGTAGCCTGTGTCCTCGTGTACCCTGTCAACTAGCTGGTAGCACCCCTCGCACACGATGGTGTTCTTCAGGTGCGGAAGTTTGGCGTACGGTCCTGTGCGTTCGTACCAGTGGCTGTAGTCGTTTAAGGGGTCGTCTGTAATACTGCACGGCGTGTTGCTCATCGTTGTTGTTGCTCCTGTTGTTGTTGCTGTACGTGTTCAATTATTTGGTTAGCCTCTTTTGCCCACTGTTCGTAGGTTATTTCTGCCGTTGGTTGCGGTTTGTTGCTCCAGCCTGTACCCCTTTGGCTTGCGGCGACGGCGGCAGACAGTAACAGCCTTGCTTCGCTTCTGTCTACCAACATATCTAAAAACCGCCACGTAAATTCCTCCCGGCCTTCCCAGTCTCTACTAAATCTGCCCTTGTGATTTAGCCCGTCCGTAATGTATCTAGCCTCGTACTCAGTTAGGTTTTTCGTTCTTGTTCCTGAAGTAAAACGTGCGACTTTGAAAAGCCTATCGGTGTAGTCGTCCCACATTAAACTCTCTAAATGTTCGTGTGCTTCTTTTATTTTTTCATGGTGATTCGTCGTATCGTTCATAGTGTTAAGTTCTCCTTTGCGTGTTCAATGTCTACGTTTACGAAACAAGCGAGGCTATTTGTACCCCAGCTGTCCGCGTTTGTCAACTTGTAAAAGGACCACGAAGGCTCCGACGGGTGTTCTGCAACCCACTTCGCACCCTCTGCGATCTGGTCGCCTTCGAAGTACTCGCCCGTCAACATGCACGGATAAGATTCCATAACTATATACCCTCCTCGCTGAATATGAGCCAAGTGACTAGAACAAGACAGCCAAAGCCCCAAAGCCAAACGATATCTGATTCCATTGTTTAACCCTCCACGTATTCTGACCAGAAGTCGTCAGCGATTTGGTTCCATCTCACCTCGGCTAGTGATGACATTATGACGTCTTGTTGGAATGCGTCAACCCCGTCGAATAGTTTACCCTCTACAATGTCTCGCAGTTGCGTACTAAAGTCGTACACGTTGTCGGCATCCTTTAGCGCGTCCATGATGTCTCTGTAGATGTCTTGATCGTTAGCAATCCAGAGGTCGATAGTGTTCTGGTGTAAGTTCATTTGTTTAGCCCTCGTTTGGTTTGTGTTGGTGTTAAATAGTTACCGTCTTTTTAAACATATTTTGAATATCTTGTTCTTCTTCAATATCAAAAACTTGTATTCGTACGTCTATACAGCCCCAAGATTTTAAGATCTCTACAGTTTCCTTGGCTTTGTCCATCGTTTTAATTTCCGCATGCTCGGACACTAAAAGCGTTTCGTGCTGTGCTTGGTCAGTTTCTTTGCCCCAGATAATGTACTCTTTCATTTGGTAACCCTCATTTGGTGTGTGTGTGTGTTGCTTCGATGTATTTAGATTGCATCCAAGCTGAGCGAATGTCAACAATTATTTTTGTGTGAATATTACCAACAATTAATTCTTGACAAACCTCGGCGGGTCTGGCAGGGGGTTTGTCTGGTGTGTGCTGGTGGATGACTGGTGTGTGCTGGTGTAGTCCAGAGGGATGCTTGAGGTTACTTCACTGCCTCACACACATGCCTCACGGGAATACATACGGGTGTGTATAACCCTGTGGATAACCTGTGTGCATCCTGTGCATAACCTGTGGATAACTTCGGCCTTGGGGGTGGGTTCCTTTTGGGTACCGGGGGCCGGGGTTGGCCGATGTCGTCGCGCGTGGTTGCCACCCAAGTTTGCAAGAGGGTAATTTAAGAAAAAAGGGTAATAATACCTGAATTAACCTGTGTTGTAACCTTTTGTTTTAACTTGTGTTTTTCCCGGCGGCCCTAAAGAAGATAAATGTGTACACAAAGTGGACAACTAAAGTAGATACTGTGGAATATTACCATAAATAAAGCTTGACTTTTGAGTAAAAGTATGATATAATATATTCAGATATTAGGTATTACTAATATAGGGTTCGTATAGATCCCCTCATCTGTATACCTAAGTTAGGGGACTCATGCGAAAACGTGTAAAACAGACAGGTACTGGATAATGTCAGACGAAGACACCCAAGAACCGCCAAAGAGAGGCCGTGGCCGTCCAAAAAAAGGAGAAATTGTAGCAAAAAAGAAGGGTTCCAGAGGAATCCGAGGTCGCCCAAAGGGTGATGCTGCAATTATTAACGAGTACAAGGCCCGTATGCTGGCTAGTCCTAAGTCAGCCAGAGTTTTAGAAACCATATTTGAAGCTGCACTAGACCACGATCACAAGAATCAAGCTGCTGCGTGGAAACTAGTGATGGATCGTATCCTCCCAGTAGGTGCATTTGAGAAGGAAGTTGTAAAAGATGCAGGGAGAAGTGCAATACAGATTAATATCACTGGGATGGGAAGCACGACAGTTAGTGAGAGCTTTGAATCAGGAGAAGAAATTGATGGAGAAGCAGTGGATGTCACGGGACAAGTTTGACGAAGTACTAGAAGAAACTCTAGGTTACGTAGTAAGAGTAGGTGACGCTACCTCTCAGCTAATTAACGTAGCTATTTTGTTTGGTGACAACGCTAACGAGTCCGTCTCAGGGCGTTCTCACAGGCTCAAGGACAAACACAAGGCTTGGGCATGGATGAACTCATCTATTAACTTTGTGTTTGACGATGACCACTGTGAACGTGCGTACAACAACGATGTAACTAGGGCCGCAAAAACACTAAACGAGTCTAATACGAAAAAGAAAACTGCTAAAAAGCAGCGTAGCTAAACGCGACTATGAAGTACTTTACAGTAGACGAGTTCAACTGTCAACATACTGGTGAAAACCAGATGGATCCTGAGTTTATGGAAAAGGTGGACGGACTGAGGGACAGATGTGGTTTTCCTTTTGTTATCACTAGTGGCTACAGGTCAGCCCAGCACCCAATAGAAGCAAAGAAAGATGTACCGGGTACACACGCGCAAGGCATAGCAGCAGACATCAAAATAACTAACTCTGCTCATCGGTACACGATTATAAGAGAGGCTTTGGAGATGGGTTTCGCTGGGATTGGCGTCGCTAGTGACTTTATTCACGTAGATACACGGGGTTCTGTACCCGTTATTTGGACTTACTAATGCTATACACTAAGCACTCGACACTTACAGACACTACGCTTACCACGTTGTTTACTGTTCCTAACGGGTTTCATGCAGTAATAAACTACGTGTTTATAGCTAACCACGGCGGCTCTACGAACAGTATTGATTTGTACTGGGAGGTGTCTGGTACTCCCCAAGTTTATATCTTTGATGGTACTAACGTAGCTGGAGGTGGTAAAGAAACGTTAAGTAACGGTGGCGGTCCTTTATTTGTGTTGCACCAAGGCGAGGTAGTTAAGTGCCAAGCAACAAGCGCAGGAAATTTAGAAGTAGTTGTAACTTTAGACTTGATGCCAGCACCGGCATCTCTTGTAAACTTTAACGGTACGTAGTGACCGACTTAAACGTACAGCTGTTACCTTGGCAGCAGGAAGTTTACTCTGATCCCGTAAGGTTCAAGGTAGTTGCTGCTGGAAGACGGACAGGGAAGTCCAGACTCGCAGCGTGGATGTTAATCATTAATGCGCTGCAATCTGATAAAGGACAAGTTTTTTACGTTGCGCCTACGCAGGGACAAGCCCGTGACATCATGTGGCAGACCCTCTTAGAGCTAGGACACCCTGTGATTGCAGGTTCACACATTAACAACCTGCAGATCAAGCTGGTCAACGGGGCCACGATTAGTCTCAAAGGAGCCGACAGGCCAGAGACAATGCGTGGTGTGTCCTTGAAGTTTCTCGTGATGGACGAGTACGCAGACATGAAGCCTGACGTATGGGAGCAAATCCTCCGTCCAGCACTGGCTGACCAAAAGGGATCAGCGATGTTCATAGGTACGCCTATGGGCAGGAACCACTTCTACGAACTGTACAAACTTGCGGAGCTAGGGGACGATGAAACTTACAAGGGGTGGCACTTTACCAGTTATGACAACCCCATCCTCGACCCTAACGAAATTGACACGGCAAAGAAATCAATGTCGAGTTACGCCTTCAGACAAGAGTTCATGGCCTCATTTGAAGCAAGAGGCTCCGAAATGTTCAAAGAAGATTGGGTCCAGTTTGGTGAAGAGCCAGAAGTAGGTGACTACTACATCGCTGTTGACTTGGCTGGCTTTGAAGAAGTAAACAAGAAACGGACGAAGAATACTAAACTAGATGAAACCGCAATCGCTGTCGTTAAAGTTGGTACTGATGGTTGGTACGTTGATAACATTATACATGGGCGGTGGGAGCTTAACGAGACTGCCACCAAGATATTTCAGGCCGTTAGAGACTACAGACCCGTTAGCGTTGGTATTGAACGAGGGATTGCAAAGCAAGCCGTAATGAGTCCCTTGATGGACCTGATGAAACGATACGGTCAGTTCTTTAGGGTAGAAGAGTTAACCCACGGTAACCGAAAGAAGACCGACAGGGTAATGTGGGCGTTACAAGGACGGTTTGAAAACGGGTACGTAACGCTAAACAAAGGTGATTGGAACAGTCGGTTCTTAGACCAACTCTTCCAGTTTCCTGACGTTTTGACACACGACGACTTAGTTGACGCTTTGGCGTACATAGACCAGTTAGCTCAAGTTGCGTACCACTACGACTTTGAAATAGACGACCACGAAGTACTAGACGTAGTAGCAGGATACTAACAATGAAAGTTTTTAGACCCTTCAATACTTACGGAATATACGCAATCAGTGCTGTAGTGTGTTTTACACTAGGGTACTGCGTTGCTCTTATCTAAGGAACCCGAGATGGCAGAAGATATTTACAGCCCAGACCCTCTGATGATTGAAGAGTCTCTGGAAGAGTGGGTAATGACCAAGTGTGAGAACTGGCGCGACCACTACGAGTCAAACTACGAACAACGGTTTGAAGAGTACTACAGGCTGTGGCGAGGACAGTGGAATCCAGAAGACTCAGAGCGAACATCAGAACGTTCTCGTATTATCTCTCCTGCACTTCAACAGGCTGTAGAGTCTAACGTAGCAGAGTTAGAGGAAGCAACGTTTGGTCGTGGCAAGTGGTTTGACATTACAGACGACAACAACGACCAACAACGACAAGATATTCTGTACCTTCGAAAGAAGCTGACTGAAGACTTTGAAGCGTGTAAGATTCGTAAAGCTGTAGCTGAATGTCTAATCAACGCTGCTGTGTTTGGTACAGGCGTCGGTGAAGTTGTTATCGAAGAAATTAAAGAAATGGCCCCAGCTACCGAGCCTGTCATGGACGGTCAGTTACAAGCTGTTGGTGTTAACGTTACAGACAGAGTTGTTGTAAAACTCAAGCCTGTACTGCCCCAAAACTTTTTGATCGACCCCGTGGCTACCTCTGTTGAAGACGCTATGGGTGTCGCTGTAGACGAATTTGTATCTAAGCACAGCGTAGAGCTACTACAAGAACAGAACATATACAGAGACGCTTACATTGAATCTGCTGCCCCTGACAGCGACCTAGAGCCAGATCAAGACCTCACGCTGTACAACGACGACAAGGTACGACTCACAAAGTACTACGGCCTTGTGCCTCGTGAGTTGCTTGAGAACGAGGGCGTAGACGTAGAAGAAGACTCTATGTACGTAGAGGCTATCGTTGTTATTGCCAACGGTGGTACGCTTTTGAAAGCAGAAGCTAATCCTTACATGATGCAGGATCGTCCTGTAGTAGCTTTCCCGTGGGACGTAGTACCCGGACGGTTCTGGGGTCGTGGTGTGTGTGAGAAGGGTTACAACAGCCAGAAGGCGCTTGACACAGAGCTTCGTGCACGTATTGACGCTCTGAGCCTCACGATCCATCCAATGCTCGCTATCGACGCTACACGGCTTCCTAGAGGGGCTAAACCAGAAGTTCGTCCCGGAAAGATGATCCTAACCAACGGAGATCCTCGTGAAGTACTACAGCCATTTAACTTTGGACAGGTCGGACAGATCACATTTGCACAGGCCGCATCGCTTCAGCAGATGGTTCAACAGGCTACAGGAGCAGTTGATTCAGCAGGAATTGCTGGCAGTGTTAACGGTGAAGCTACTGCCGCTGGTATTTCTATGTCTCTTGGGGCTATTATTAAGCGCCATAAGCGAACTTTGATTAACTTCCAACAGTCGTTTCTACTTCCATTTGTTACCAAAGCTGCACACAGGTACATGCAGTTTGACCCTGAGAACTACCCCGTAGCTGACTACAAGTTTAACGCTACGAGTACTCTGGGTATTATCGCTCGTGAGTACGAGGTTACCCAGTTGGTACAACTTCTGCAAACAATGCAGCAAGACAGCCCACTGTACCCTGTGCTGATTCAGAGCATTATTGACAACATGAACCTCAGTAACCGTGAGGAACTTATTGCTGCAATGCAACAGGCTGCACAACCTAATCCTGAAGCACAGCAAATGGCTATGGTGGCACAACAAGCACAGCTTGAGTTCCAGCAAGCACAGACTGCTGCTCTACAGGGACAGGCTGCAGAGTCTCAGGCTAGGGCTACCAAGTACGCTGTTGATTCACAGCTTGCACCAGAAGAGCTTGAGATTGAAAAAATTGAAGCTATTACTCGCAACTTGAAAGAAGGCGACCAAGAAGACAAAGAGTTTGAACGCAGACTTAAAGTTGCTGACAGGCTTTTAAAGCAACGACAACTAGAAGGTAAACGTACCAATGCTAATGACACAAACCGAAATGAACAGCTTTCTAGAGCAAATCAACCAAGCGTTCCAAACGCAGTTCGACAGATTGGACTTACTGGAGAGCCGGGTCAAGGAACTGGAGGCCAAAGCTAATGCCCAAGAAAAAGGATCCAAAGCTGGAACGAGCAGGGGTAAGCGGGTACAACAAGCCGAAGCGGACTCCTAATCATCCTAAGAAGTCTCATGTAGTTGTTGCTAAGGAAGGCGACAAAGTGAAAACTATTCGTTTTGGTGAGCAAGGAGCTAAGACTGCTGGCAAACCTAAAGCGGGTGAAGGCGATAAAATGA